CCGAGCCGCCTGCCTCGACGCCCGCACCGGATACCGTGTAGTTGGTGCCGAGCACCTGAGTCGTATCGACGCCTGCCGCGCTTTTTAAGACCACCGACAGGTGGTTATCCGAGAGGAAATAAAACGGAACGGCAAAGACGGTCGATGAACCGTTGCCTGAATAACTTACCCGATTTGTGGCCGATGCTACGGTCATGTATTAATCCTCATTGCACAGCTTCAGACGGCGCGAGCAGGAACTCCTGCCCTTGCTCTCTTTCGACACGGCGCTCCATACGCCGCAGGTATCCGGGGTTCAGCGCCTCTTGAATCTGGTACAACACAAGATAGTCCAGAACTATACGCGCATAGAACAAATTCATAAACGGCGTGTTGGAGATGACCGTGCGGAAGGCCGAGGCCGCCACATCGTCCCCTCGCATCGCTCGCTGGCGCAGCTCATCCAGATCGCCGATCAGACCGAATGTCGGCCCTGCCAGCGTATCAATGATGTTGCGACCGAACCTGTTGGATTGTCCCAACAAGAAGTCGCCATAGATGCCGAGCGCGCCGCCTTGCAACATCGCAGCCAGCCATGTCTCAGGCATAGTCGGATCTCGTGGCGTCTTGCCCTTCAGCAGATCCTTGGCTGCCATCGCTGCGTATCCAAACGCAGACATCATCAGGATCAGTTGAGCGAGGCCCAGCATATCCGCTTTGCCGTACTTCAAATAATCGGCGAGCGAATTATAGCCTCGGCCATAAATCTCACGCCCGAATACCTGACGGGTGAGCGCGGTCGGGAATCCCTTGAACTGCGCAATGTATCGAGCGGTCTCGCCCCAGAACGTGCCAGGTCGCAGTCCTCGCGTCCAGAAATAACGCGAGCGCACATCTGGCTCAATCACCGCGGTCATGGCTTGGTCGATGATGAAGTTACGCAGACGGTCGGCCATATCGCGCCGAGCGTTTGCTGCCGCCTCATCGGTCGGCGTCCTGCCGATCGCGGTCAGGTAGTTTTTAAAGATATCGAGGTCGAGCTTGGTGATCTGCTCCGGCACCACATAGACGCGCTTATCGGCTGCGTCCACGGTTGCCTGTCGCATCACATCCCACTCTGCGGTCGTAATGCCGTACTGCTCAAACAAGCGCTTGGTATCCGCGCTCAGACGGTCGTAGGACGTATTACGGATGTTACCCATCCAGTTGGCCGTGCCGAGTTCCATGCTCTCACGCAGCGTGTCCGTCCACCACTGGAGACCGTTCAATCGGAAGAAGATGCGCATGAGATCCGCTGACCCTGCCGACATGAGATCGTCAGAGTCGAACCGTGTCGCAACGCCGCCCACCAGATTGTCGGCCACCGTGTCGATCATGTTGAGGATGCGCTTGCGCTCGCCTTTAGCGCGGCCCTGTAGCAATGCGCCGATGCCCTCGCCGATACCCGACAAGAGACCACCGCGGCCCTGATACTTGATCTGGCTCGCGTATACCGGCAGATCGGTTACGGCCGAGATGACCGCGCCGCCGAGCTTTGCCATCGCTTGCGTAACGCGCACGTTCGATCCGACGCGAGCAGACATCGCATTACCTGGCACGTTAGCCCGACCGTCTAGCATCGAGAGCAGCGACTCGGCAGTATCCTTGCTTTCGGCAAACTTCTGCCGCATCTCAGGATCGCGCACCAGTCCTGCCTCGACTTCGCTCGTGACCGCCTTCAGCGTGAACTGCGGATTCGGCCCGAGGATACGCATCAGGCCCGCTTGCTGCGCCGCACGGCTCAGATCGCCGAGGATCGCCTCGTGTAGTTTGCCGACACCGAACTCGGTCAGATAGTCGAACTCTGCGTCTGCATCCTTAAAGTAAATGACGCGAGACTGTGACGCTCTGCGGGCAAGCGACCCCGGCGTTGTATAGGCCTGCGCTTCTTCGTCGATCGCAGACAGATGCCGGCCCGCTGCGAGATCCGCATAGACCGTATCCAGAAACTCCTCGAGATTCTGACCAGGTTGCAGCGACCGATCGATATCGAGACGCTGGCGCACAAAGTCTTTCCACGCCTTGCTACCGGCTGCGCGGATCTTCATAAAGTCGTGCTGCTGGCGTGTAATGTATCCCGTTAAATCACGAATCCATGCACCGAATCGATTGCGCGTATTGCGCGAATCCTCGCGATACTTGTAGACAATCTTCGCAATCTTGACTGCGTTATCGTCAAGTCCCTCAAGGCGAGGCTCGGCGCGACCAAGCTGATAGAGCGCTCGCGCTACATCGCGCCCGTAGGCATTGCTGGTAAACGCTTCTGCTAAACCGTCGCGCTCGAGATCGGCGAGCATCCCTTTCGTCCAGCGCGTGAAGTAGGTGCGCTGCCAGTGGAATGCGGAATCCTTCGATCCGAACCGAGCGAACGATGAGCCGCCAAGAATCGAGAGCAAACCTTCGGATGGGTTATCGCGGAACTGCGTCAGGATGCGCCCTGCCGCCTTCGTGCGAGCCGCAAGGCTGAGTGCTGCGTTACGCGCCGCAATCGTCGCATCGAGCTTGATGTTGTTGGCGAGACTGTCGGCCGCCTTCATCGCATCGCCTTCGAGCGTGTCGATCTTGTCCTCGGCGGTGAACACTTCCCGCGCTTGCTTTAATCGCGATCGGACGCGAGTGTTTTCTTGCTTCAGACGGTCGAGCAGGATATCGATCTCTGACGCGCCTAGCTCGCCACGAGTCGCTGCCTGCATCGCAGCTCGAGCAGCGTCATCGTTTCCGATTCGATCTGCTGCTGCACGCACCGCCTGTGCGTACAGATCCGCTCGCTCGATTGCTTCGCGGAATGGGCGCATCTCAGTATTCGGATCGCTTGCGCTGTAGGCCGCGCCTTCTTCGCGCACGCCAATCTGCCGGATGGTGTCCGACGTACTCATGCCTCGCAAATAATCGAACTCTGGGCCAGTCTCAGGTGATATACGGCCACGGCGCTCTGCTGGCAATACTCGGCCAAGCGGCTGTTCAGGCCATGCTTGACGACCAAATCCACGTTGATCAATAACAATCTGATCAGCCGTTACATTCTTAAACGGTAATAGCGCTTCTTCGTTTTTACTGATTGCAAAAATAAACGCCCCATCACTTGAGAGCGTCAATCTGCGTAATGCGAATAATGCTCGGCGCTTGCCTTCTGGCGTGTTGCCGTAGCTCATCACTTTATCGAACGGCACTTCCGCGATGTTCTGCACAATCATTTGATTGTTTGTGACAACCAATACCACCGCCTTATCGTCAAATTGAAGTTGCCGTGCGAGTGATGCAAGTGCTTCTGGCCTATTAATTGGCCGGTCGGCCATGCCTTTTAATCGTGCTAGGCTCGGCTGTCCAAAGTCTTTTTCAATTGTCTTAAATTGCCCGTCTGCTTTAATGACAGAATATTCGTTCGTATCGATAATGACATGGTCAGCAAATATAATGCCTTGAGATTTGAAGAAATAATTTGCAGCGTTCCTAGTAAAACGAATATCTGCCTCGCTCGGTCTTGCAATGCCGCTCGGATGATTGTGTAAAAGATAGACTCTCTTTGCACCGAGTTGTTTAGCGCGGCTGCCAAGCTCGTCAAAAAACTTAGTCGCATCTGGCCCAACAAATGCATCAGCAGTACCTGGCAAGCGCGAACTGACGCCAGCTTGTCCGACTACGTTGCTTTTTTTATCAACGAACACATAGCGGAGCGTCTCGAATCGCGGGTCTCGGTAAACTTGAGCGAGAGTCGCAAAGTCCTCGGTCGAGGCTATCTTTTGTCCGACAAGCGAGACTTTCTGTCTTGCAGCGAAATCACGCGACAAGGCGAGGCCAAGTACGTCGCCGGAGCTTCGTAGGTCATCCACAGCTTTAACGGCTGCCCGTTGGGCTGCAATAGCTCTCGGGCCTGCCTGCGATTCAACAGGGCCTTCGGCGATATAACGTTGGAGTCCTTCATCTGTCGTATAGGCTGCCGGATTTTCTTCGACTCGTCTAGGGGGGATCGCTTGAACATCGCGATTAGTTCTTTCTAATGCCTCATTTGCAGATCGCAGCGCCTCATCGAGCCTAGCTTGCGCAGCCTCAACACTCGCTGAAAGTTTCTCTACAGATCTTTCGGCTGCTTCTGCGGCCGCCTCAAAGTCCACCATCGTGCGCTGGTCAGGCCGGAAATTCTCGACCGCCGCATTCCGAGCAGAGTTTAGCGAGAAGTCCTCGCCACCGCGGGCAAGGCTGGGATCGAGCGACACAATCGACTCGACGTTGATCTCGCGAGCATCGATCGCTTGCGCGATGCCAGTGGTTAGCGCAGCGCGGCGCGTCTCAGGATTCACAGAATCGATAACGCTTGCAGCAGACGCCTGTGCATTGAGTTCCGCAGCAATGCGCTCGTACTCGAGTAACGCATCAGACTCGATTGAGGCGGGCTGATCAACTTCAGCGCGAGCTGCATCGTCCATCATTCGCAATCGGTCAGCGATCTGCGTCACTGACATATCGCGGCTAAATCCTTCCATCTCCATCTGCGTGATGTATTCCTTGTTCCCAAGGAACTTACTCAGCTTTTCACGCACTGCCCCAGACCAAATGCGCGTGCCGGACAAATCCTCGGCCAACGCATCGAATATCTCGGAGTCGCTAATATCGTTATAGCTTGTGCGGTCGGGGAAATAGCCAGCGTCATATAAGCGCTCGCGCACAGAATCCATGCCCGCTATCTGCCGATTCTCTGGCGTATCTTTACGCACGAGACCGGGATAGCGCTTGTTCGTGACATCACGCGCACTCAGCTCACCGCCATCGTCTACGATGCCGCCCGTGCGTTTGACGAACTCAGCAATCGAGACCGCCTTTTCGCCAGTCGCCTTCGAGACTGCCTTGGCGTCATTGATATCAATGTCGAGTGTCCGACGCAGCTCTTGTGAGATCTGCTTTGCGGATTCGATATAGGCATCAATCGGCTTAATCGCAGTCGGCTTAAACTTCTCTGCGACAGGTACGCGCACCGGCTCCGGTACATCGACAGGTTTCGGCAGCACCTCATCCGCATCAATGATCGCTTGCTGCACTGCGGCATCGATCTGCTCACGCGGAGGCAGCGCCTCAAGGCCGCGCAATCTGCGCGAGGCCTCATATCCCAGACCGCCGACAGCGTGCAGGCCGCCACCAAAGACACCGCCAAAGGCGATGTTTAGCAGCGAATCCACGCCGTCATAGTCGGCTTGCTCGGCTTGAGCAACGCCTAAGATGAGCGGCTC